TCGTTTGAAAATAACCAGACGCCATCTGCACTACGCTCCTGAAGCAGCCGCTTCCGAGGGCGCAAAGCCGAGGTCATGGACCTAGCCTACGGTGCCGTCTGGGAGCTTCTAGCTTACGATAATTGAGGTTTTTAGGGAAGACCCCCTAAAAATCAGCTTGAAACAGCGAGCTTTAGGGCGCTCGCCCACGCCTGCCAAGAATCGAAGATATCCGTTCTGGGTGCCGACGGCACCACTAGAGTCATGCGGTCACCAAACTCCTGCCACGGCATCGAGGCGTCGAGCTGGTTCGCCAAGCTCGGGTTGAATCCGACGACGGTCTGGGCCCACCACTCCCACTCGACCTCCTCGGGGTACGGTATCGTGAAGTCCGTCATCCCGTCAGGCGGCCGTCACTCGGCTTCGCGTGGATCAGGGGCGACCCCATGACGTAGTTGCCGTCGATGGTGTTGCTCTCGATCACGAAGGAGGTGTTGCGGCCGGTCCACTTGAAGGTGATGATCTGCTCGCCGGCGCCGGGCGTCTCCGGAATTAGATACGGCTCGGTGTCGCCGTTGTTTGGGCTCTCGATTGGTGCCCGCGCGTTGGCGCGAGAGTAGACGAAGAATTGCAGGGCGCCGGCTTGGTTGAAGTCTGGCTCCAAGATGCTAAACGCCATGGTGTTGGGTGCGCCGAACTGGCCGATCTGCTGCGGCGTAGCCAGAGACATCTCGTGCGTCTCGAAGTAGGACGGGATCGCCTTGGGCGCGGGCACGGCGCCGCTAACTTCGTTCAGGCCGGTCTCGTGCTGCCACATGCTGTAGCCTCCCGAGGTGTCGGTGTGCGACTCTATTCCCGACATGATCGGGAACGAGTAGGTGGTATTATAGACGCCGGCGGCGCGCCCGCCGTTAGGCAGCGGGGTGTCATACCAGTAATTCTTAACGTAGTTGTAGATGACGGCGTGGTTAGGTTCCGTCGCCGTTGGCCCATTCGGGAAGCACCACCAGATTTCGTCCCATCGCGGCACCTTCACGGCGAAGGCCTTCTGGCGGTACGCCATGTTGATGTTCGACAGGAAGTAGTCTTTGTTGTAGTCGTTTGGGACGTCCTGCTGGACGCCGCTGAACTTCGAGAAGCCGGAGGTAGTCGCCCAGTAGTAGACGCCGTTGTGTTCGATGACGCAGTTGGCCGACAGGAGAGAGCCGGAGGTGCTGACCGTCGAGAAGTTCCAGAGGGTCGTGCCGCCAACGAAGTTGCCAATGATCAGCGAGCTGAGAGACCACAGGATGATAGCCGGCGCGGACTGCCCCCGGAGCGGGAAGCCTACCACGATCTTGTCGGATACGGGGTGAGAGTCCCCGGCGCCGGCGGACCTGAAGTCTGTTGGGTGGCCGGGCACGGACCACTGGACGACGCCGTCGTGGCCGTACAGGAACAGGTACGGCCCTACGCCGACGAGGCCGCCGGACGTAACGACGGCCCCAGAATTCATCGTCTCGCCGGGCGTCACGAGCTGGGAGTTGTTCACGACGTACGTACCGGTCCCGCCGGTGCCGGAGCCTAGTGCAGTGATGGTAGTGCCGGCCGTCACGCCGGCCCCCACCACGTCGTCGCCAACCTCGATGACTCCGGAGGCCACCGCCGTCACCGTCAGGGTGGTGCCGGCTAGGCCTCCGCCGTCGTCTATGGTGGCGGTGTAGGTGGCGTTATAGACTGGCGTCAGTGCCGCCACTTCGACGACGTCGCCCTGATAGACTTGCCCGACTGGCACCGACGTGATGTCGTTAAGGCTCGGTGTCGGCGCCGCGAATATGTAGGTGGTGCCCCCGGAGGTCAGAAACACCTGAGTCTGCTGCCACAAGGTGTTCGCGGAGGCGGAGTAGCCGGAGGGCGTCCTGTCTACGATGCCGGTGTTGGTGCTAGTTACTAGGTCTATGGCGTAGCGGTTGATAACGGTGGTAGAGGCCCCGTGGACTATACAGAAGCCGGCGTAGTTGTAGATATTTATGTTCCGCACGACGCCCATGGCGGACCGGAGCTGCTCGCGATAGCCGAGCATCTTCCGGGGTCGATCTTGATAGAATCGGCACCAGCGGGCGTCGATGTAGTTGGGCTTAGCCAAGCGCGTGCCGTCGCGCACGACGCCCGGCTGGGAGCCCATGATCTGCGGAAGGGGTGCTGCTGTGGCCGTCGTCTGGTCTGGCATAGCTTAGATCATATGCCGTATTCGGTTACTTCGATGAAGCTGTTGCACACCCCCCCGTATATTTGCACTCCACCGAACCCATTGAGGTAGATGCCACGTCCATCGTTAGTGCCCATGATCAACTCGAACGTGGTCGAAGTGGTTGAGCCGGATGAAACATCGCAATCAATATCCAGCCCCAAGGGGCCGTCGCCAACGATAAGCCCGGTAGCGACGATGGAATCGGTGGCGCTGTCCCGATGAATATGGCCGGTCAGGACACAAGCTACCCCGGACGTGGTGCCGACCGTAGCGAACGCCCTCACCCTCAGGCGCGAAGTCCCACTTTTAGGTGTGATCGTGACGGAGAGTCCGTAACTGGAGCCCTCAGAAAACTGCGGGTTAGTGTTGTCTACCGGCGTCAATCCTGCGTGAGTTACGTAGGTGTTAACATCGGTACGCTCAATCTGCTGCACGGCCACGCGGTCAACATAGGCGTCGGTGGCTAGCTTGGTGTCGTTAGATGCCTGCGCCTGCGTCGTGGCCACGGAGGCGTTCCCCAAGTTGCCGCTGTTTATTGTGGGGGACGTCAACGTGGGGGTCGTCAACGTGGGGCTCGTCAACGTGGGGCTGCCAGCCCAGCTGCCGCCGCCCGTTATAGTCGGGTTTGATATGGACGGCGCCGTGCCGAACACGGCAACTCCGGTGCCGGTCTCGTCTGTGAGCACCGACGCTAGGTCGGCGGAGCTGAAGGCCTGTACGTTAGTGATCAGGATGTTGGTATCGGCCGCCGCCGTGAGGCGCCCGAAGCCGTCCACCGTGAACGACGAGAGCTTCGAGGCCGAGCCGTAGCTGCCGGCCGCTACCGCCGTCGTGGCGAGGCCGAGCGTGCCGGCAGATGTGATCGTGCCACCGACGAGCTGACCTGCCGTCGTGGCGACGGAGGTCACGGTACCTGACGTCGCCGTGAAGGCGACCTTCATGTTGGTGCCGTTGGAGCGTATGATGGAGAAGTTACCCTGCGTCAGGACGGAGCCGGCGTCTCCGCCGTTAACTCGGGCGGTGACGGTATAGGCGCCGGTGGTGTTGTTGTACACGAACCAGTAGCCGGCGCCGGTGCCGTACTCGACGATGGCGTCGCCCGTCAGGGCTCCCGTGAAATCCTGAATCTGGGCGGTGAGCTGCGCCGAATTAAGGGTCGTTGTGCCGGAGCCGGCTAGGCTTATGCCGATGGCAGACACGGTGGTAACGATGGATCGACCGAAGCCGAGTGTCCAGAAGTTGGCGCCGTCGCTGAAGAAGATAGCGCTCTCGGTTGGATTTAGGACCTTGGTGGCTGAGCCGTCTACAGTCTGCCCGCCGGCAGGAGTCCACGTGATCGTGCCGCTGCCGCTGTTGATGACGTAGACGAACCAGCCCTGACCTAGGGTGCCGGCGCTCGCCGGCGTGTAGACTACGGCGCCGCCGGTATTACGGAATACTGACGTGGAGTCGTTTACGGTGGGCGAGTAGTTGGCGCCGAGGGACGTCGTCGGGAGGTTCTGGTTCAGCTTGGAGGCTACGGCCTGCAATCCTAGTCCGGCAAGGGAGGCCGCCGAGGCCGCCGAGGTGCCGGCGCCGAACTGGAACGACTGCCAGACGCCGGCGGCGGTCGAGTTGTCCGTCAGATAGAAGTACCACGCGTCGCCAGAGGCGACGGTGCCCAGAGTGGCTCCGGTGTTGCCCTTTACCGTGAAGGTGTTGGAGCCGGCGTTGAAGACGAGTGCGCCCTGACCGACACTGACTTGCGTCGCGTCCGGGAACGTAACCGACAGGCCGGCCGTTGCGGTGATGTCGTTTTGGTAGGCGAGGACGTTCGCGTTGTCGTCAGCCTGAAACGGCCACTGCAGGGTTAGATCGGCGGTGATGCTGTAGGCGGCGTACGAGACGTACGTCGGATTTATGAGCTGGCCACCGAAGGTCTGTGTGAACGAAGTCATTATGCACTCGTGCGGGTTTGGTCGCGATCAACGAACTTCTGAATCTCCTGCGCCGCTATGCCCTGCAGCTCGGCGTCGCGGAGAGTTGTCCACGTCGCGATGCGCGAGTCGTCCTTGAGGAAGGGCTCGGTAGCCACCAAGCACTCGTAGAGGAGCAGGTTAGGCGTCAGCTGCGTCAGGTAGTTGGTCGAGTTGCTGTCGCTCAGGAGGTCCGGCAGTCTATAGACTATAGCCTCGAAGGGGTAGTCGGCGTCGGGA